AGTCAACGCCGAGGTTGACCGCTTGGTTGTAGGCGAGGTCTGTCCCGGCCTGCAGGGCGCGGTTGGTCTCGGTGCGGGCGATGGTCAGGGCCCGCGCGGCGCTGAAGGCTTGCGACGACCGCACGCGCTCTTGGATGTCGCCGATGGACTCTCCGGCGGTGATGCCGGCGATGACTTCGGCCTCGATCTGGCGCTTCGTGGTTTCGTTGACGCGGGCGACCTGCTCAGCCAACAGGCCGGGCGTCGGGGTCAGGGTCGGCTCCCAAGCGATGCCGCGGCCGTCGGGTGCGGTCAGCCACGCCTTGAAGAGCCCCCAGCCCACTTGCACGGTCGCGCCGATGACGTTGGTCAGGGCCTCGGCGATGGTCAGAGCCTCGGCTGCGACGGAGAACAGCGCGGCGACGTCATCGGCGATGAGCACCCGGCGCACCGGGGCGGTCCCGGCGGGTGTCAATAGGCCAGCGCGTACACCCCGGGCTGCGTCAATAGCCCCGAGGCGTGCGATCAGGCGGTCGCGCTGGGCACGGAGGGCCCCGGACCACGCGCGGAGCACGGCGCGCTCTTGGGTGCGGCGGGCCTTGCCGACCAATCGGCGCGACCGAGCGATGGTCAGGCGCGGCGGCTTGCCGGCGGCGCGGGTAACCGGGGCGCGGCGGGTTGCGCGGCGCTTCGGCTTGCGCGCGGCCATGATGGCATCCCGGCGGGTGCGCGCCCAGCGCCGGCCGGCATCGCCACCCCAGAGCAGCCAAGCGATCCACTGCGCGGACGGGTCGGAGCGGTCTTCCCAGCCCGCGGCAGTCTGCTGCGCGCCGTGGCGGGCGAAGAAGGAGTGCATCCGCAGGATCGTGCGGTCGCTGAGGTTGACGCGGTTGGAGATGTCTCGGGCGCGCGCGACGCCCTTGGCGGTCCCGCCCCGGCCGTGCTCTTCGCGGAGGCGGAGGCCGAGGCGGGCGTTACTGGCCATCCCCGCGGTCGGCTTGCGGTCGATGCCCTCGATGTCGCGGGTGACGCTCACCCGTCGCCCCGGGCCGCGAGGGCCTCGGCGGCGGCGGTCAGGGCGGCGATGGCCTCGGCGCGCTCGTCATCGGTTGCGTCGGGGTTGGTCAGCACGTCGGCGGCATCGGAGAGGGACGATGCGAGGTCGGCGTCTTCGGTGGCGAGGTCTTCGTCTTCGTCGAGGTCGTCGCCCTCATCGTCCGGGGCATCGTCGGCGGGCGAGGGCGCGGGGGTCTGCCCGGCAGGGGTCGCCGGGGCGGCAGGGGCGGTGAAGGCGCCCTCAGGCACGTCGTCCCAGCCCTCGTAGGCGTAGGCGGTCGCCGGGTCCATGCCGTTCGCGATGTGGGCGCCGATGCGCGCGAGGATGTCGCTGTCAGCGGCCTGAAGCGGTCCGACGCCGCTGAAGTCATGCTCGACGGTGATGCTGTCGTCGCGATCAACGCGCCGGGCCAACAGGGTCATCGCTTCGTCCAGCGGCGCGATCTTGCCCCGAAGGTCGGTCCAGTACGACGTGAGCTGCGCGCCGGCGGTCGCGAAGATGTTGGCTGCGTCGACGCCGAGACGCACGGGCGGCACGCCGAAGACGGCGAGGATGAGGTCGCGGGTCCATCGGCGCTGGTTCGGCCCGTCCATGTCCTTCGGCGCCCAGTCCAGCGTGTCGAGCTCCGCGCCTGCCGTGCCGAGGACAGCGACCCCGCCGTCGGCGTCGCTGAACAGGCGCCCGATCTGCGTCTTGATGACGGCGATCTGCGCGGCAGTCCATCCCTGCCCGACGTCCTTGGAGGCCGGGCGGTAGATGGCGGCCGGACGGCCCGACCGGGCCTTGCGCGCGGTGCCGGCGGCGAGGGCCTGATCGGCAGTCAGGTCGGAGTGGAGAACCTGCGTCGCACCGACGCCGGCGAGGGCATCGGGGCCGTCCAGCACGCCCAGCGTCAGGACGGAGAGCACCGCTTCGGGCGGGTAGGTCTGCGTCTTGTCGCTGCCGATCTCGTACCCGAGCGGGGTGCCGTCGGCGGCGGGGATGACCTTCACGCGCTCGGGGTGGGCCCACCGCACGCCGATGGGGACGCCGTTCAGGTTGCTGTAGAGTACGACCGACGTCGACCGGCCGGCGAGAAGCATGTCCCGCACGGTCGCCTCGCGCCACGTCCGCGACGACGGGTGCCCGCTGTTGGCGATGGCCTTGGGGAGCCAGTGGCCCTCGATGACTTCGCCCCGGCGCTTGACGACGATGGGCAAGGCGGCGAGGTCGCCGGCAATCGCCCGGACACAGGCGTAAACCCAAGGGTTCAGGTACGCGCTCAGCGCGATGGTGGGGCTGTAGAGTCCTTCGGTCGGCGCTGCCGCGGCGTAGTCACCGCCGGCCACGAACTCGCGGGGGCGCTCCACCGGGTTGACCAGCCCGAGCGCACGGGCGACGGACAGGTAGGCGCGACCCCAGACGGACGTGGGGGCGACGGCAAGTGGCGCGGGGTCGGTCGGGGTGGCCATGCCGCGATCATAGCCCGGGGCATGTGTCAAGGTCAACCGGTGCCCTCTTCGGTCGGGGTGCTGTACCGCCCGCGCAGGGCATAGACGAGGTAGCGCAGGACGTCGTGGGCATGGTCGTCGCCGTCGGTCTCCCAGCGGTCGGCGGTCTCGCCGTGGCGGCCTTTGCGCCAGACGAGGCGCGCAGTCTCGCGGATGAGGTTGACGCACCGGTCGTGGATGACGACGCCGGGGGTGCCGTGCTTCGGTGACACGGTCATCCGGTCGAAGAGCACCTGAAACGAGGCGGCGCGGCCCTTCTCGGCGGGGGCAGTCGGCAGGTCGTAGAGCGTTGACAGCATCCCGCGCTGGTCCTTGCCTTCCGGGTCCGCCCAGCGCATCGTCGGGGCGTCGGTGGTCAGGCCGGTGCCGGCGCAGACATCGCAGCGATGGGTGCCGTCGGCGCAGCGCACGCGCCAGCGGGTCCACTCATCGCTGCCCACGCCGTCGGTCGGCTGGCAGGCCGGGCAGCCCTCCACCGCCCAGATCGCGGCGGCGTGATAGGCGAGGATTTCGTCTGCCTTGTAGTGCTCGCGGTAAACGTGGAGCACGTCGGCGCTCTCGTCATGCGCGGCCCACAGGTGGCAGAAGGGCGCGCGGGCGCCGAAGTCGATCCCGCCGTAGCGGGGCCAGTGTGCCGGGGGGTCGAAGGACGGGACGACGTAGGGCGGGCCGTTGTGGAAGTCGGGGTGAACCGCGCCCTCAAGCGCGACGATCTCGCCGCGGAGGCGGCTGCGTCGGATGGCTTCGGGCTTCCCCGCCCACTTGTCTGCGACAACCTGCGGGCTGACGTGCGGGTTGTCCATCGCATGGAGGAAGGCCACGAACAGGCGCGGGGGCGGCGGCGTGCCTTTGTCGAGGTGCCCGACGTTGGTGAGCAGGAACGGAGTCCAGCCCGAGAGCGGGGTCATCGTTGCGTAGACAAGGCCGTCGTAGTCGATGGTTCGGGCGCCGATTGAGTCGAACCCCTGCACAGACTGCGGCTCTTCGTCGACCCACGCGCCGTGGATCTTCGCGCCTTCAAAGGGGTTTTTCGCGTTGCCCTCGCTGGTGTTCTGGGCGAATGCCTTGCAGACGATCTTGCCGCCGCCCGGCAGTCTGACCTCGGCCTCGTTGTCGGCCTCCCAACCGCGGCGCTTGCTGCCGGCGGGCAGGTACTTGTCCAACTTCTCCCGCTGGATGGTGCGCGACATCGTGTGCGTCTGCGACACCGCCCAGAACAGGCCGGGGCCGCGCTGGATGCGGTCAAGCGACAGGCCGTTGAGTCTTGCCCATGCCTGCGTGTCGGGGTGGTCGGCGCCCTGCGCGATTGCGACAGCGACCTGCGCGCCGGCTTCGGTCTTGCCGGTCCGCGACCCGCCCAACAGGAACGCCTTATCGAAGTCCCCGGCGAGAAGGGCCCGCACCGCGCCGATCTGCGACGTGCGGGACTCCTCGACACCGCAGACCGGGCAGCGGTGGATCGTGCCGCGGACCTCGGTCATCGGCGCGCCGCGTCGGCCCTTGGGCGGCGCGGGGGCGGCCGGGTCGGGGTGGGGGCAGGTGCGGCACTCAGGCGCCCAGAGGCGGGCGTAGGCCAGCGGGTGGGCCTCGCGGTGCCGGGCCAAGACCGCAAGCTGCCGGTGAAGGTCGGTCACGACGGCGATCAGCGACGCGGGCGGCACTTCGCCGGCCGCGGCGTGGGCCTTGACCCGCGCGGTCAGATCGGCGAGGACCGCGGCGGGGTCGGTGACGGTCACGCGGGGTCCGGGTCCGGGTCGGACGTGTCGGCGGCCTCGACGACTTCGGGCAGGCTGCCCAGTTCGGCTTGCGCGCGCCCGAGGATGGCCAGAAGGCCGGCGGCGACCGAAGATGCGTCGGCCTCTTCGACGCGGACGGTGATCTCGTCGACCTTGATCGCGCCGGCCCTGTCGAGGATGCTGTTGGCCGCAGCGACCCGCGCGGGCGGCGGGGCGGCCGGGTCGTTGGCGATCTCGTCAAGCGCATCAATGGCGCGGCCCACCATGCCGGCAAGG